CTTAAATTCATCGAATGTAATGTATTCTAATTCACGGACTAAGCGTAAAATTTCAAGATAAGGACGAATGCAAAAAGTCCCAATAATATTTTGATGTTCTACATGATATGGAGAGGGTAATTGGAATTTTAGTAATTGACGAAGGAAAATTTCTTGTGGACGTTTTCCGTAAACAAAAGCAATTCCTGCTTCTGTTAGCTCTATGTGTGGTTTCAAGTTAATAAAGCCTAAAGCTTTTGGTGCCCGATTAATTCTGTCTCTGGCACTAAAAGCTTTATCTGTCGGAGACCCTTTCCCCTCAAAAAAATCACTTTGGGCTAATTTATCAATAAATTGTTCTTGTGTTGATTTGTTCCATGATAGTCCCGAAAAATTTTCGTGTAATAACTGAATTTCAGGGATCATTTTAGCAGGTGTTCTTGGAGAAGTAGTAAAGAATAATAGTTTATTATCGAAACAAACTATCCAGCATTTACAGTACCTAGAGGGTTCAAATGTAGGAATAATCGAGAAATAAACGACACCCACACAAACTTAACCACCTCTATCTACTGTTCAAAACCGTCTTCAATTATATCACCCGTAGAATCCAAAAGAACCGAGTTGCGGGCTTTACGATAGATGGTTTGTCCCTGAATTGTTTTACCGGAACTGTCTTTGATTGGGTTTCCGCTTGAGTCTTCGATGTTATCTAAGAACACGAACTCGTTAGGATATCCTGCGAAAGCCGTTCCGGTAATAATTGTACCATCTGCTTTGTGTGCGGTATAGCCCTTCAACAAAGCTTCTTCCGTAACAGTATCGCCGGTAAGGTCGATCAAAACTTTATTGCCGAATACGACTTTATTCGCAGCCATTTGACAAAACCTCCTTATCCGATCGTAACAGTCTTCCCTCCGGCAGAGTTGTCGGTTTCTACATACGGGATTGCCTTAACTGTAACCTGAGATAAGCAGTTGTACTCTTCATCCGGCATGATCGTCTGAGCTTCTTTGGACGGTGTTACTTCCTTGCTCTGTGGCTTCATATCCTCAGAACCAGACATGGCACCCTCAACGCCAAGAATCGTCACACCCTCACGAATGTTAGTAGCAATAAGCTTTGCCTGTTCGGTGGCGTCAATAGACACCTTACCAGAGCCATCATGATAGCCTTGCGGTACTGTATATTCTCCAGCCACAGTTGAGATGATACCCTTGACAGCGCCGTTGTTCTTCATAGTACCTGTAAGCTTACTTCCACGGGCGTGCGCAGTCTTTCCTACGAGAATCTCAGCGACAGCCGCAGTATCTTCGGAAGTATCGCTGTCGAATGTACAGGTACCCGTGATCTTTGCACCACTCTTATCATGAGCAGTAATACCTTTGAGGACCTTATCTGCACTGACGGAATCGCCAGTAAGATCGATAAGGACATCCCCCCCCGTAAATGACTTTGTTTACATTCAGATTTGCCATAATGTTTAGTCCTCCATGACACTTTCATTATTTTTCTTTATCAGCAGTCTTGTTGTACTGGGATGTACTGATTCCAAGGATAACACCAAGGAAAGTATCAACCGCAGTGATGGTTCCGACTACCTGCTCTCCATACGGGAGACCCCAGATTCCAGCCAGTGCAAAATATAATGTACCAGCAGCCGGAAGCAGATACATAGCAATCCACTTAAGGATGTCGTATGTCTTGTTACTCATGCTCATTGTGCTCATTGTGCTCTTCCTCCTTCTCTATAAATTTATGAATCGGGAGTTTGTCCACCTCCTGCATAATTCGCTTTGCTGAACCATTCCCGCCCATACGTTCGTAGGGTTCATAGAGATACACTCTCAGATTCTCATATTCATCCTGGGTTACACACCCACGGTCAATATACGACATTCCAAGATACATGATCCTGTCATGTGCCAATCCAATAAGCATCTCTGTTTTTACATCTTTTTGCTCGCTTTTCTTTTGCAAATAGGCCCACAGCCCAGAAGATGCAAGAACTGAGCTAAAGATCGTAAGTACAACCTGAAACCATGGTTCCATCGTTTTCCTCCTTCTTTATGTGCAATCATGCAGACCTATCAGAAACAATCAGCTTCTTGTTGACTATTGTGATTTCCTTACTAAATAGGTCTTCGTAAAGCTGTATTAAATTCTTTCGTTGTTCTCTGGATAAGAGTTTATAATGTCCTCCCATCCAACCGCGAAACATATTTTCGACATTGTCGTAATCCGCTTCTTCATTTTCAACCTTAACGGCAAGTTTCTTGAGTTTTCTACGCATTGCGGTAACTCGATCCGGGTTTATTCGTTTGATGACTTTACCTGTATCCGTAAGTGTGTACTTGATTTGCAAGAATTTGTATTTGCTCGAAATCTTAACGATTCTGGTTTTCTTACGATTGATATGGATTCCAAGTTCAGCTGCTATTTTACAGACGTTTTCGAGCAAGTTTTCAAGCTCTTCTTTACTGGGATTCATGATGTACCAATCGTCCATATACCTTCCATAAAATTTCTGCTGACGCACATACTTGACGTAATTGTCAATCGGATATGGATAATAAATTCCAATGACTTGTGAAAGTTGATCCCCAATATTGACGGACTTCTCCATCCACTTTTCGCCAGTGAGCTTCTCTTTTGGAATATTCCGATACTCTAGTTTATTGAAAGTATCGATCATACAGGTCTCGTATTCCTCGTCAGACATATACGAAACATCGATCTGGAAACCTTTAAATATCAACGTTAAAAGCCAGTCAATAAACTCATCGTCATTGAACAGCTTCAACAATTCTCGTTTAGCAATCTCATGGATAATATTGTCATAGAACTTTGAAAAGTCACCGAATAGAATATAACCGTCATTTCCGTATAATTGGTAGTATTTGTGGAGATGGATTTCGAATCGTTTTCTCTGTTGTGAAATTCCGCGCCCCTTGATAGATGCGCAGTTATCATAAATGATATGTTTTCTAACTTCTGGAAGTAAAACCTCATCGCACAGAGAATGTCGGACAATACGATCGCGGATTTGAATGCTTGTAATAGGTCTTATTCGGCCTCTTTCGTGCAGCTCGAATTCCTGTGTCGGTCCATTTTGAAGTGTCCGATTTATTAGATCATCTTGGATTTCAAATATATACCGCAGGAAATTCATCATGAATTTTTGCGTCGATTCTTTCCACTTGCTGCTTTTCACAGAGACCTTATAAGCCCTATACAAGTTATTGGCGTCACAGACAATCTCCTCGTAGTTCATAACCTATTCACCGTTATAACAATACTTACCGTAGTAAATTGTATTAGGCTTTATTATTTATCCTTGCGGAACGGATAGCATCTCCTTCTTCGTTGGTTAATCGAAGAATCCGGACGAACTCCATTAGAGTTCGAAGCGTTGTTGTAGTTCGTATTGCCATTGTTGTTCACATTGGCAAAGTTAGCCGAAGAAACGACGCAATTTTTTAGATGTTACCCTTTTTCTAACCGCGACTTAATCGCCATGTCTCTTTGACGCCACCTTTTTATCAATCCGATTTCTCGGTCGATAGCTTTAACATACCGGTTGTACACATTCAGATCTACATCGAATATTTCAACAACCCGCTGCAACTCGTTGATGAGCTGCTCGCAATTTACAATGGCCGCATTCTGGTAATCTCTCCTGGTCTCGTACTCGTGCATTGTCCGTGGGTAAATGGTGTTTGCCGCTCTAACATTGCTCGTTATCAGGGAAGCACACTGGTTTACTTTCGATTTGAAACTCCGCATCAGTTCCCTGTACTTAGCAAAGTTTTCTTCCGAAATTTCTCCATACGCATACTTCTTCCGAACAAAGCCGTCCACATCCTTAACACCAAATCCCCTCTGCATAAGGAGTATCAGCATATCATGCAACTCGATCGAGTACGTAATCGCTTCGAATTTTGATTCTTTTCTGTCGCCTAACAGAACGCTCATTCGTAATCTTTACCGGTGATCTCAGCGAACTCCTCTTTGGTAATCCAGCCCATCTTCACCGCATTACGAACTCTGGTCTCATTCCACATTTTCATGCTGTACCAAAGCTTTACTTTACTGTAATTCTTGCTATGTTCCATGGTGATCCTCCTTCTTAAAGCTCTACATTGGACATCATCGCAATGTAGGCGATGTCAGACTGCATTTTGGTTCTGGCAAACTCCTCCTCAGAAATATCTCTAAGGACAAACCAGTATTCGCCAGGAACCTGCTCAACGATCTGAACCAGCTCCATGTTCGGATGAACGGTCTCGGTTGTTCCGTCGCTGATAGTAACCGGAGAGCAGTTATCTGCAAATACAGATTCCTCGATTTTTTCTGTAGAAATGAAATTGTTTCCGTTCAGCTTAAGATTGGAAATCTCAGTTCCATCACCGAGAATAATTTTATAGATTTTCTCTTCCATGATTAGAAGCTCCTTTCAAAAATATAAACGGGGCACAAGGCCCCGCGATTTTAATTAACCAACCGGGAAGACCGGACGAACTCCAAAAGAGTTCGAAGCGTTGTTGCAGTTCGCAGTGCCATAGTTGCCCACATCGGCAAAGTTAGCCGAAGAAACGACGTCTCTTAACCACTGGTTGTAAGATCTGTTTACGATGAATCTCGGACATACCATGAACAGCGCCAGCTGAGTCTTGCTGATTGTGTAGATACTCGGAACTGTTGAACCATCAGAAGTTGGACTGAAATGAGGATGGCCATACATCATAGGTTCGTTCGGGAGCTCAATGCTGGAATCGAACCATGCTCCACCTGACGGTCTTCCATTTGCAACCGCATTGCACAGGTATTCTCTGTGAGTAAGAACAGACCCCTGGAAAGCCGCATTTACGATTGTTTTGGCGTTTGCCAAGTTACTCTTGTACATCGCAGAGCCCACATATCCACCGGTCGTAACATTGGTAGTATTCATCTGCGCATTGTAAAGCGCCTCATCCGGCATGATAACGAGATGATGGCTGGTAAATGCAGTATCACCGCAGTTGTACCAGTAATCCATATCAACGATACGCCAAATACGACCTCCGATACTCCAATAGTCGCCAAGGAACATTCCTTTAAAGGAACCGTCCTTAATAGCAGCTTTCTGTACTGCGGTCAGCGCTGTACCAAGATTCTTGCCTCTGAAGAGTACCCGGCGAAGCTCCACCGGAGCAAAGCCATCAAGCATAGCAAAGAGTGCGTCTTCAGCTGCAATAGCCTTGTTTCCGTCCGTAGTCCCGACGAGTAATTTGTTACCGGATACCAGCTCGTTGATCTGGGTGAGTTCGGAAAGATTTACTCCTCCGATAAAATCTTTGGAACTTAAAAGACCGATTAACGCCTTTGCTAAAGCATCTGCCGCAATGGTCTTTGTCCCGTTAGGTCCGTCAAGCAGGAAAATATTACTTGCTGCTAACGCCTGGACCTTTTCGTAGTCTGTGATTTTCATTTAATGAATCCTCCTTTATTTGATGACAAAAATAGCCCGACCTTCGATAACATCGCCATTGCTGTCACGGAGAAGATCACTGGAATATGTACGTCCAATGACCGTATCCAAATTGCTGTCAGTAATGGGTGCGTCCGAAGAATCGAGCACGTCTCCGTAAGTACGGTATCCATTATCATAAAGCTTCTGATATACCGTGTATTCGTTTTCAAGGTTGGAACTGAACTGGTTAAGAATATCTACCTGCTCCTGCAATTCCAGCAGCTTCTTAGCAAGGCTTGCCGCCGTATTGCCATCTAACAGTGCCTGTAACTGATCAAACCATTCTCGAAATTCTGTTTCTGACTTCTGTTTCCAGTCAGCCATTTCCGCAGTATTGATGCTTGTGTATTCGTTGAACCACGCCTCCCATTTTTCTTTCCAATAGGTACTTGTGGCTTCCATATCTGCTGTATGCTCCGAATACCAAAGGTTCCACTGAGCTTCCCATGTCAAATATGCAGACTGAATCTCCTCAGTCTGTGCCAGAAACCAGGTAGACCACTGCTCTTTCCAAAACTTATTTGTTTCTTCCATATCAGTAGTCTGCTTTTCGTAGAACTCTTTCCACTGGTCCTGCCATTGAGCAATCAAATCATCGATTTCGACCTTGTCCAATGGAGCCGTTACGAATGGACACTCTGAAGTTCCAACGCAGTTCGTGATGTTTGCCTGTCGAATAGAAGTAACTCCGGCGCCGACATAAATATACGCCAGCGGATATTGCCAGCGATCATTTGTCTTCACCATCGTAGGTTTCGTTGGATTCGATGCTGGGGTTCCTTTAATGATTTTGATGTCATTTGCTCTGACGGCCTCTCTCGAATCCACTTCAAGCACAACTGCATCATATCGGTTCAGCAGAATCTCGGACTGTGGAACTACTAACGGTAACAGAGCGTCATTCAGCGTCCAAGTGTGATTGAACCAGGCTCGTCCGACACCAACGTTGATAATCATTGCTTCCGATTCTTTTACAACCATTGCAGTTCCGACATGCTGCAATATTCCGTCCTGAATGATTCCATCGAAAATGCTGGACATCTGAATAGCATCGTAGCGCCGATCTCCTTCTTTTGAATTATAAAATCCAAATGTTACACTCACTTCTTCATCACGCTCCTTCCTGTTCTATAGTCTTAAAAGTCGGATAGACGGAATAACCGTCCTTATCTTCTGAACGAACAATTTCAAGAATACGAGCTTTTGTCTCGTGTCCGTATTCGTTCGCAATCTGTACAATGTCCCCGTTAAAGAAATCTTTTCCATACTGGAACATGATAGTTGTTTCTGTTTCTCCCTCGAATGAGGTAATGCTCACATTTTCAGCAAGCTTTTCTTTTCCTCTTTGCTGCAACTGTGCCATATACTCGGCATCGGTCAACGCATCATCGCTTCCAACATTTGAAGAAATGTCACGAGCGTCCGTAAACAATTCTCTGCGATTCAAACCAGAGCCACCACCAACCGTAGTATATCTTCGATCGGCGCCCTCACCTTCTCCACCAACCAAGGTCACTGTCTTCAACGAAGCTTTAGATTCGATGTAGTTACTATTGATGATGTTCTCGAATTTCGGTGAAAATATAACGTAGGGATTCTCCGTCTGATCGTATGATCTATCTGAACCGGCATACAACTCAAATACGAACTGCTTTTCATCATTCAGAGTGATCTTGAAACCGATACCCTGCTCCTCGCAAATTTTCTGGATGACATCATACAGGTTATCTCCCGTGTACTGAGCTTCCAGTTTCAACTTTGTAATTGCTGGATCGGTTGATTCTTTGAAAATAAAGTTTGGAATTTTTCGATTGCTGTCTGACGGAGAAATTACATTCTCGTTGAGCAGTGTTTTTATTCCATTTTGAAGATTTCCGCTTAATAGTTTCTGTCCCCAGACGATTCGCCTGTCGAGGATAGATTCTAATGAACGCCCAGTAACCGTTACATGGTTACCGTCTTCGGTATCTGAAGTAATCTGGATTTTCTCCACGATCATCACATGTTCAGATTCCTTGCTCTGCAAATAGTAATCCTGTTTGATGTAGTCAAGAAGACCCTCTCGCATTGCTTCATACAGTTCAAAGTCACCGTAAGCGTAATACCGATCTGTCCAGATGAAGGACTCGTACGTATCCACAATAGAGACAGCATCTAGGTTGGTGTTTAAAATTGTCACATCCATAGTGCTTATACCCCCTCGTAGACTATACGGTTCTCAATCTTAAACTGTAAATTTGTACTTCCGTACTCAGCCGTATAAGCAAAGATGTTGTCGCCCTTCGCAAGCTGGAACCAATCAGCGTTTTTATCCAGGCAGTTCAAGATGTTTGTAGTCTTTCCGTTCCTAAGAAGCGTAATCGACTTGTTTCCTTTTACGGTGCAGATAATGATTTCATCACCTGCTATAATTCCAGAGCCAGTGAATTTCTCCAATTTATCGGTATCGATCCGCATCACTTCACGAGTACCGGTATTGTAGATCGTAATATTGCTGGCTTCACCGATTGCGTGAATCGTAATAGTCACTCCGATTTCAGCGTCGCCATTATATACAACCACCTGCTCTGTTTCATTTTTGATTTCTCCCATTTCTAGTAACGGGTCCTTAAGAGATTCATTACTGAAAGGAAACTCGAACAGTGCCTCTACACCATAGAAGATGGTTGTGTTGATTCCGTCTTTTCCGGCAGAGTAAAAGAAAGGATTCGGACACACGATTGAGATATCCGAACCCTCGTCTTTACTGAAGATTGTTGGGTCGTTTGATTCGACATACCCTTCAATCTCTGCCTGCCTATTATCGGTTTCGATAAGCATTGTGAGCTTCTTTTTAATAGGAAAATACTTGTATGAGAGCTGTCTTACGTCTTCAATGGAATCCTTCCACATATACGCAAGAGAAATAACAATGTTTCGGCTCGGCATCCTTGAAGAATTGAACAGACTTCCATCGTTTGTAGCGATTTCCGTCGTATTGATGTTCGCTTTTCCTGGTCCCAAGCCAGTTACAGACTTGATGATGAAACCGGATTCCTCCGGTCTCGCCAAATCAAGTCGGATACTATCGCCAAGATAGTTCGTAAACGTGACTGCTCGAATCAAGTTTCCACCATCCTTTCCATCGCCGAGAACTGATTCTTCGTCTGCCGATAAATCTCTGTTCTCGACAGTGCCTTAGGCGAATAGTTATTCTGTGTAAAGTTATAAGAGTTACCTGTATTCGGATTAGTATCTTCATTTTGAAGATTCCGTCCACGAGCTGCTGCAATTCCTGTGCTGACGGTTAAAGCCTGCGATCTACTGAACAGCGTATTCAGTCGATGACTCTTCTCTTCAACATCTGACAGATCCAGAATCGGTCGAATCGTAGGCTGACCATCAACACCGTTGTCGATCATATCCTTAACCTTTGCGATTGCATTTCCGAGACCTGTTTTTGCCGAATCAGCCATTTCAGCACTGGCATTATATGCCTTCACCGCATAAGTTCCGATGGCATTAACGAATCCCAATCCAAAGAAATCACCGATGTGGTATCCTACTCTGGAAGGTGAATGCTCGTCCAGTTCGTCTTCTGCTGCTTCTGCCGCAGCCCTTGCCATTGCTCTGGCTTTAGCTTCCGCGCGGTACGTATTCTCACTGATTCCATCAGCAAATCCCTCCACCAAGTAAGTACCAGCCTGTTTAAACTGATCATGATAATCCCGGATAGCTGTTACAGAAGCATTAAGATTGCCAGTGAAAGCTGTTTTTACTTCTTCGGCTTTTTCCTTAACACCAGCGATGAACTTAATCATGCACTGCATTCCTGCATTTTGAAATTCCGGATACTTGTTCGCGATAGCTGTAAGGCATGAACTTAAGATGTTTACAAACGCATTTCTGGTTTCGTAATCTTTCGATTTAACTCCAGCAATAAGCTTGATCATGAGGTTCGCACCCGCAGTATTGAACTGAGTCTGCTTATTATTGATTGCAGTGATGCAACCGCTAATAATGTTGGTAATTGCAGTTTTGGTATTTCCGTCCTGAGATTTAATTCCGCTGATAAATTTTGTCATCAACGTAGAGCCAGCAGTATTGAACTGGGTTTGATAGTTCGTAAGAGTCGTAAGTACAGCCTGCATCATGGTCGTAAACGTAGATGTCAGATTACCTTTCTGAGCATTAGCTGCATTGATGAATGTCGTCAGCATAGAGGTCGCGGCGGATGTCACTCTTCCGCTCGCATCTGTAAACGCATTGATGAAACCGTCGATACCGTTGTTTCCAAGCTGAATCAGTGCTGTGCTAAAACCACTCATACCACTCGTATCTAATTCCGCCATTCCTTTAGCCATTTCAACAAGTCGATTCACCTGGGTAATCACACTTGACATGATTCCGGTATCGATTCCAGAAATAGAATCCGAATAACTCTTAATTCCACTTCCGAACTGAACCAGACTATCACCAAAACTACCAAGATCGTTGTCACCGGTAAACCAGCTTACAAGTCCTCCGGTATTTGGAATGGTGTTGGCAAGCTCCACTAGGGCTTTACCAGCTGTTGCTGAGTTCGTAATAGCCGCGGAGTCCATACCCATAATAGCTTCAGAATATGCCTTCATAGCTTCACCGAACGGTACAAGTTTCTCACCGAAAGTATCAACATCGTTGTTTCCAGTAAAGAATGCTACAACGCCACCTGTATTGGGAACAGTATCAGCAAGCTCGACTAAAGCCTTGCCCGCCGTTGCAGAATTGACGATTGCATCGGCTTCCAGTCCACGAACCGCATCGCCAAATGCTTTCATTGCTTCGCCAAATGGTACAAGCTGTTTTCCAAACTCACCCATATCGTTTTCACCAGCAAAGAATCCTACGACACCACCAGAATTTGGAATGGTTGTTGCCATCTCTGCCATGGCCTTGCCAGCGATTGCCGCTTCTGTAACAGCATTTGCATCGAGTCCAGTAATTGCATCCCCGAACTGTCTCATAGCTTCGCCAAATGGTACAAGCTGCTTTCCAAAGGCAGTCATGTCATTTTCTCCTGCGAAGAAAGACACTAATCCGCCTGTATTTGGAATTGTGGCTGCCATTTCAGCTAATGCTTTGCCAGCTGTCGCCGCATTTGCCACGATTTCCCCGTCCATGTTTCCGATAGCTAACGAGAAATCTCTCATAGCTTCGCCAAACGGTACAAGTTCCTCTCCGAACTTAGATAAAGACGATCCTCCTGTAAGCCAAGAAGTCAATCCCTGTAAAATATCAGCCGCTGTCAGAATAAGCACAGTCTCGGCTAATGCCTTTACTCCGTCCATCATAGATGGCTGAATCTGACTAGCTCCCTGTAAAAACGGCTGAACATTATTCATAAAAGTGGATAAATCAGCTCCAATTTGCGGGAACTGACTCGACACACCGCTCATAAATCCGCCGACGATTCCACCAACGAACTGACCGATTGCCGTTCCGATTCCCTGTAAAAGCTTTCCACCTTCTCCGATAAGCCAAGAAAGTCCTGGAAGTTTCGATAAGAGTCCTACGGCTGCAAGCACTAACGCCATCTCAGCAACAACCGCACCCATACCAAGGATTCCAACCATTGCTCCTGGAACAAGCGATGCTGTTGCACTAAGAGCACGCATAATAGCTGATAACAGACCGATTCCGGCAATAGAAATAAGTCCTTTCGCAATCGCTTCCCACGATAACGCTCCCAAAATACTGAGTACCGGCGCAAGAACAGCTAAGGCTCCGGACGCAACCAACAATGCTGCTGATCCACCAAGCGTACCTTTCATGAAATTGAGACTGATAGCCAACTCAGCTAAGGCCCCACCCATGACGGTAAGACCTCTACCGATCTCTTCCCACTGCATACCTCCGAATTTACTCATACAGTTTGCAATGGTTTCAAGTGCGCCGCCGACGATAACGAGCCCAGTTCCAATACCGATCATGTTCTTCGGCATCAGATTAACAGCAATAGCTACCTCTGCAAGTGCGCCGCCCATAGCAGTTAAACCTCTGCCGATTTCATCCCACTGTAATTGACCAAAATCTTTTACAGCGGAAGCAAAGATTTTCATTGCAGCGCCAATAGCAATTAAGGCTACGCCAGTAGACATTACGTGTTTTGCATTTCCAGCCAAATTCGTAAAGACAGCAAGTTCGGCAAGTAATCCACCGATTCCAGCTAATCCTTTTCCAATCTCGCTCCACTCCATCTGACCAAAGTCTTTGCAAGCGGACGCCAAAACCTTCATTGCTGCCGACAGAATAACGATTCCAGTTGCAGTGCTGATCATTTTCCCGTTGAATTTTGCAACTCTAAGGAATACAGCAATCTCAGCAAATAATACTCCTACTCCTGTTAATCCACGTCCGAGTTCATCCCACTGTAATTTCGATAAATCCTCACATGCTGAAGCCAGAATTTTGATAGCCGCTCCAAATATAATTAAGCTGGTAGCGCCTTTCATAACCTGCTTCTGACTGCTTGCCATGGCTTTAGATGATGCAACAACAATAGTCGTAAGACCAGCAATTCCAACCAACCCTCTTGCAAGTTCACCCCAATCAAGGTCTGAAACCTTCTTCAAAGCTCCTGCCAAAATGGATACTGCAACTGACATAGCAATCATTGCGGTACATGCTTTAGATACTTTTCCCGTATCACTACTGATTTTATTGAAAATCGCCATCGCTCCAAGTAAATTAGCAAAGAGTACAGTAATTGCTCCAAGAGAAGCTGATAGTTTATCACTATCGATCAGGGAAATTGCAACGATAGAACCTGCAAGCAAAGCGATTGCTGCTCCAATTTTAAGTAGCGTTCCAGCTTTAAGATTTGTCTGATATGCCTCAAAGCAGCCTCTGACCCCGTCAAGAATTCCAGTTACTCCTTCGAGAACGCCATTTAACCCCTCAAGAGGTTCGGTTACACTCTTTAAGAATTTAGAAACTGATAAAGCGATTCTACCGACAGCAATGCTGTTAAGAATATCAAGAACTCCGCTGAAATCTGCATTTCCAAGTTTCTCGGCAAGTGTTCCCATCATAGTCCCGACTGCATCGGCAATACCGCCAGCAATTACCTTTACAGCTGTCCACAATGCTTCCATGACTTTGAGAAATTTACATTTTTCCAGTGCTTCTCCCATCATCTCAAAAGCAACAATGACTCTGCTCTTCATTTTTCCAGCACCATCACCAATCTGAGCCATGCGATCATGTACTCGTTCAAGGAATGAGTGGAATAATTCAAATCCAGGAAAATCGAACTTCTCCCCGGCAGCTTTTCCAAATTCTTTTACTTTTTCTCCGGCAGTTTTAACAAACGTAATAGCTGTATTTACGATATCAACGACAGTCGAAACTGCTTTGCCAAAGACGTCTGTCTTCTTTACAGTTTCATCAAGCTTAACAAGATACTCACCGAAACTTCCAGTAAGTGATAACACTCCGTTTCCAGCCGGTATGAAAAGACCGATCAATTCGCCGACACCACCGGCAACAGCTTTGAAAGCTTGTCCGACGATATCAAGCACTGCAAATACGCCTTTAAACGTATTCTTCAAATTCTTTGAACTTTCTTCCCCCATTTTGAATTTTGCTGTCAGATCACGGATACGCTCTGTGATTTCGGCTAACTGTTTTCCAGTCATTGGCGGGAAGATTTCGTTGAATGCCTCCCGAACCTGCTTAGCAACGCTAACCAATCCCTCGAAAACATTCTTTACCGCTTCAATCATCATGGTTCGACCGCCGAGGTCTTTCCAATCCTGAAGCATTTTATTTCTTGCGTCGGCAGATGCATTGATTACGGCACTGAACGTATCACTCACTTCGGTAAGTAATTCCTTCGCCTCCTCAAAGTCACCGACTATAATTTCCCAGCTTTGTGTCCATCCGGACTGGGCAGCCTCTTTCAACGTGTCGAACAGCTGAGTAAAAGTCTTTACTTTTGTCGCTGCATCGTTCGCCGTTTTACCCATCTCCATAATAGATTTGATCTGGTCATCGGCATACCCCATAGTCCGAAGCTGGTCTTCGTTGAGGTCACCTGTAAATTTTGCCAAAGTTTCAGTCAAGATGTCAGATGTAAGCCATCCTTTACTCAGAGTCTCTCTAAATGAGCCCTCATCTTTGATCATCTCATCAATGGCAATTCCATGAACTTTAGCCGTTTCCTTCAGCGCATCCTGGAATACCTGACCACCCATACCAGCGTTTACCACAGAGTTCCAGTCCTGCAATTTTACAGTTCCTGCCGCCAGTGCCTGTGAAAGCTGATACATAGCGGTGCTCGCCTGCTGAGAATTGGAACCAGAAACAGCTGCAAGGTTTGCAATACCCTTAATAGCTGCTACAGATGTATCCAGATCAACGCCAGCCGCAGTGAATGTACCAATATTACGAGTCATCTCCGTAAAATTGTAGATAGTCATATCTGCGTAATGGTTCAACTCGTCCAACGCATTATTGACCTGGTCGAGAGTTGTTCCTTTTGAAGAGGTATTCGCGAGGATTGTCTGAACAGCATTGATCTGGGTCTCATACTCCTCAAATCCGGACTTAATCGGATCTACCGTGAACGCAGAAACAAGATTTTTTCCGGCGGCAAGTGCAGAGTTGGTAATGTTCTGCAAAGCCGTAATTGCCATCACTTCTAATGCGGAAAATCGCACTCGTACAGTCTCGACAGCATTTGTGAGCGGTGACATATTACATTTCTGTGCGGCATCGTTTACGGTTTCTAAGCCTTTTGCTGCGCCTTCGAGATTAAGGCTTCTCTTTAACTTGTCGATGCTCGATAAACTGGTCTGAATATTTTGTTCAAACTGCTTGTTATCGAACCGCATTTCGACGACACGTTCGTCAACGGTTGTACTCATAGCTTAGTAACCTCCTTCCATGCCGAATCTGCAATTTTGTCAAAAATAGGCTGGATAGCAGGATTGATGTAATCTCGCCCCTGTACCCAGCCGCCGTTTCTTGTTGCGTGTCCATACTGCAAAATAACTGCAATAGGAACTCCATTTTGAATATTTGTGTTGTAAAAGCTGATCGATACGGAACCTTGCTTCTGTTCAATCTTGTAGTGCCACGAATTCGCCGTCCGTCCTGTATCAACTGGCGTTGCAGACGCAAGAGCGGCTACACCCTCTCGACCATACTTATCGAGGTCACCGAGACGAACCGATTCCTTTGCTCTCTCTAAGAACCGAGTCAGCTTAGAAAAATCACCCTTTTGTCTGAACGTGATCATATGAATCTCCTACTTTGCTAAGTAAGCACTGGATGAAAAGCCTGTATACTGAACCCCATCAAGTACAAACTGGATATACAGCCACTTAACTCCGTTTGCCATTGTGTAGTAGCCATAGCATTTAACCTTAGTGCCAGCCGGGATTTTACAAAGAGCTTTCTTATTTGTTCCGGCATCATTACGACAATAAAGAACCGCTGTTGTTTTGTATTCACCAGCATAGGCCTTGTTAAACTGCTTGGCAGAACAGGTAGCCACCACTTTCTTTGAAACTGACTGGTTCTGATCCTGTTTGGTGTTGGACGGCGTTACCGCTGATCCATTCAGAATCTGATTTACCATGTTCTGAACTTCCGAGTAGTTGTATCCGTACTCAGTAAGCAGCTTCTTACGATTCTCACCGCTTCCCCACAACCCAACGATCACCTCATGAGCGATGGTTTTAGTATCTTTTCCCTTGCTTAATCCAGGAGCGGAAACTGTATTGTCATCGTACTTTGGCGTGATGAAGCCGCGGATAAATTTTCCGTTAATAGACAGAGTTCTCTTCTTAACGGCATTACTGTAGTTGCCCTCTTCAACAACCATGTAACCGGATTCCTTATGCACCTCGATTACCGTACCGACATGATCCGGATTGCCTGTGTTGTCGCCGATTCCGTTATCCTGCCAATCGTACAAAATTGCATCGCCAGGACTAGGTACATAAGCATCGTTCTCCTGCCAACACCCCATTTTCTTTGCTGCCTCAATGAGGTAATAGCAGGAAATTTCCATAGGCATAATGCTCTCATATCGAAGAGCTGCCGCTAACGCAGACCAGGTGCACGCACACCAAGCCCAGTCATAACGCATACGAATACCACGAGGAAATTTGCCAGCACAGATTTCCTCAAAGAAGTCGTTATATAAATCGATAATGCTTTTGTGTGAGCCGTTCGATTCTTTCTTTCCATCCCAGGATTTGACAAGATTAACGACGGCCTGTCTTGATTTCGCCATTTTTATCACTATCCTTTCGAATTAAATTTCTTTTTGTTTGCGGCATTTACTTCCGCATGATGTCTGTATAAATCTCGTTTGCTCCGCTTCTTCGGGGGCTTGTTTTCCGCATTGCAAATCCGGATAAGCATTAACAAACGATTCAAATGCCATTTCTGACACTCAAATGGAATGTGATACGCAGTCATCCAGTAATAAATAAGTTCACTGGTTATCTGCTGCCTATTTATTGGACCACCTTTTTCTTCTTTAACAGTCGAAGCCGTCATTGGTGCTTCAATATAGGTGTTTACCGCATCAATGTGAGAATTGGTAATACATTGATAGACCAGCGGATCAACATTCTGTGTGAGGGTCATACAGCGTATATAGTCAATGGTTTCTTCATAGGTCTTTTGCTCTTTAGATAAGAAGACTTTGCACCATTTACTTTCCCATTTTGAAAGTGAAACGAGCGAATGCTCCAAACGCAACTTCTGTTCCTTTACAGGGATAAATCGCTGATTCCGCTCATCCCACAGATCAGTTTTTGGTATCGTAAGTTCAAGCATTCGATCTCACCTCTCTAATTCACAGAAGCAGCTACAGGCGCAATCGCCGGATTTTCTGAATTTCTCTTAATATCTACGACTTTCGGAATTACGTGATTTACGAATTCAGCCGCTTTGCCATCATCTGTAGCCAGTTCCATAAACAGAAGATTGTAGAACTGAGTGCAGGCAAATTTTCTGGAAATCTCTTCAGACTTCTCGAAATATTCGCCATCGGCACTCTTCACTCCATATGCCTTTAAGATGAATTCCTTAAAGAATTTAATAATAGACGGCTGATCTTTTGCATCCACGATGCGCTGAAGCATCTCAGCAACTCCACCAGCTGTGCCGAGTTCCATCTCCATAACCTCTGTTTCGGTAAGGTTAAAAAGCTTTGTTTCGGTGCGCTCAACACCGTTGAAATCTTTATAAGTCTTTGTTACTGCATACATAATTTTGTTCTCCTTTCAAATAAAAAGGAGCCGCCAGCTTTCCTGAATACGACTCCATCTGTGGTTTGTGTGTTATTTCTGATTAGCCTTCTGCGGTCATAATCTTGATAACTTCATCCGGAAGCGGAAGTCTCGGTTCAACTCCGTCATCAGCTTCATCAGAAGAAGGATCTTTACCGTACAGGATCTCTTCGAGAGCAGCCAGCTTCTTTGCATCGACCTTGGTAGAATCGAAGGTAAGGATGGAAGTAGGCTTCAGCTTCTTTCCATCAATTAAGGTTGCGATCTCAACCGGTGTGGTGCTGAACTCCCAAGATAAGGTAATAGCTTCCGGACTGTCATTTACAGTGGAGTAACCTTTCTCGGAAGGAGAAGCTAAGCAACCATACACAAGATGAAGCTTATAACCGTAATCGTTGGAATCAACATCGTTGCCGAGGAGTGTCTTGTAAGATAAGCCGAACATCTTACGGTTCTGCTGACCAGCGAACACTCCAGGAGCGATTTCTTTGGAACCATCGCACTCTGCAAATTCATCCGGTGCCATATAAGCTTCGATCGTACCGCCAAATTCCTCTGCGGACATAAGGTTCAGATACTTAATATTGTCTGCATAAATTGCAGTAGGTTCTGCTCCGGACGGGCTCTCTGTTACGGTACTAAGACCATTCCATGCGGTACCAGAGTTATATACGCCGCCGGTCTGAATCGGATAAAGGACACCCTGGCTGACACCGGTCTCATACAGGCGCTCGCCAGTCTTGTCCCAAACGAGTTTCTTTTTCATAGAATTTGTCCTCCTTAAAAGAATATTTCAAAGACATTATGATTTAAGTTGTCTTTCGTGTAATGCCGATTGAATCGGCTTGTCGGCATAGATGCCACCTTGTCAACGAGAGAATTATCCGGATCGCTGTCGATGACAGTTACCGAATACTTTCTCGCAGACAAATAAACCCCGTCATTCGCAAACGTATTCTCGATATCGTCGAGAGCGTAAACGATGGCGGGGTATTTCATTTTTACCGATGATGGTGGTTGAAAATAAGCACGACACTCTGGTCCGTTGTTTGGACACGAGAGGATGTCACATAAAGCATTATGCAGTTTCAGTCGTCTGCTCATTGTAAACACCTCCAACGGTTAATATTAAACGGGGATACTGAACTTCAACATTTGAAATTTTCCATTTAGCCCCCATATACTCGATAAATCTCATCGAATGAAAATTCGCATAAGCAAACGGATCGGCTACGATGCTAAACTCATTCGACACATTGAGATTATCATTGAGGTTGTCCGAACTCTGATACTGTCGAGTATTCCGAATAACGTCTCCGTAGTAGTCACGAACCGTAATCTTCTCTCCCCATACACCAGGTCGAATTTCCTCTGTTACGGCATAGCCGATTGCCCCGTAGAATTTACTCATTTTGAATTTTCTCCTCTAAGACTTAGGCGGTATGATCCTCGGAAGTCGTAACAATCTCCTCGATAACGATAGCAGATTTAATTCTGGTAAGCTGACCAGACTTACGAGTCTCCAGTAAGGACTGAAGCTGGTTAAACTTAATATCGAAATCAGTGAAATGAGTTACATCGCCACCTTTGGATGCTCCATATCCATAATCGGCCATATTTACGCAAATGGCGTGAAGCTTATGCTTTTTACCAGTAGAATCAGTACGAATCTTGTCCTCAAACTGAGTAACTTCATAGATCTTATCAACGCCAAGCGCTGCCGCAAGCTCTGTGTCAGTCTCATAGATACGACGACCGTTACGATCTCTTGCAAGGATCATGGTATTATGCATATCTGTTGTGATAAACAGATCAGGTTTACCAGTACCACGGAAAGTCTTGCGAGCCTTGCGCAGTGCTGTGATCATGGCCTCTGCATAAATGAAGCTCTCTCCGAAATAATCTCCAGTGTTGTTGCCCTGAAGTTCTGTAGCCATTGCATCGAAATCGATATCCTTATGAATGGTGTACAGTTCATCATCGGTCCAGACAGGACGAATGTGCTCAGGGAAAATCTTCTCCGGATCACTGTTTTCCCGGCTATCGCCGATCATAGTCGCAACAGCCAAGGTTTCCTTCAGAGAAATCTGATCGATTCCATACTGGAACTGTACATAATCAAAGTCCTCGATATCTACCACATCATCGCGATGAAGCTCGGAAGTAACGTACACAGTCTGCGGATCGGTAGTACGTCTTACCAGTTCATAGTTTCCGGTAATCTTCTTCTCGTTACCCTTCTTATATCCCTTTGCGGACAGGGAATCGATGTTCCGAATATCTACATGGGAAGTACGAACGCGACCATTCGGAATCTTCTGCGTCTTCGCCATAATAGCGTCAACCCATCCCATATCGTTTGTGATAAGTTCAGGTGTACGCCCCGGATGTGCTTCAACATATTCAGGAAACAGCGTTGTAACGTTGCCTGTGCCGGACTGTACAAAGCCGCTGATCCCGTCATGCTGTAAGCTATGTTCATCCATGTAGATTTCCATAGCAGCTTTTAAAGATCCGACTCCGCTGGACTTAGCTAAGTCCAAAATTTCTTTCTGCGCTGCGTGAGACAGAAAATTCTTATCATCGCGTCTGTCGTTGTCAAAAACATTGTGTTTCATATTGTCATCTCCTCCTTTAGATTCATCATCTTCTTTTTTAGAAACCTCTTTGCCTGCGAACTCAGTCATCATTGCAAAAACGGCGGTCTGCTGTTTTTCGGTCATGGATTTAAAGATGTCTTCAATAGTTTCAACCTTCTCATCCTTTTTCTCTTCATTATCCGGTTCATCATTGGAGCCGCCCTTTTCCTCCTGCTTTTTATCCGGTTCATCTGCCGAATGCTCCAACTGTCCCATGATCATTTCGTCATAGCCAAGGATAATACCCGTTTCTCCATCCCCGTGCATTACCACATCATCGATAAATGCTCCAGGATTGGCACCGGCTAACACCAGACTTACCTCCCTAATAATGCCATGAACAACATCGTGACCAGCCTGTTTAAGCTGATTGGCAAAGATAGAAAGAGACTGTACGTCGCCATGTTTTACAAGTTCCCGTGCAGTCTTTCCTGATTCTGTATCATTAAATTCACAGAATGCATAAACTCCTTCATCTCTATTTTCGAGATGAGCTAATCCAAGTACATTATCTGGGTTAGTGTGATTATGCATCCATACTAACGGGACAGTCTTCCCGTTCTGCCCTTTGAAAGCGTCTTTTTTAATGACTCTTCCATCGGCACACTGAAGATCGTTTCTAGTGGCCCAGCCACCAAAGTCATACTTCATTTTGATTTTCCTCCTCTATTTTCTGATATAGTACGATAACGGATGCGACGTCTTCTTTGACGAACTTGAAGACTTTTTCGATGATTTTTTGACTTTCTTATACTCCGACTGAATCTTATCGAATTCGTTCTGATACGTCTGTTCATATGAGGAGTCAAGATCAGCTTTTGCTGCTTTGTAAGCTTCTCTAACAGACTTCACCGCTGCTTTAAGCTCGGAGCTAACTTTTGCTCTTTCACTTTTGGCATTTGCCTGATTCTCGGCTTTTTCTTCCTTGGTGTCGGATGATACTTTCGCCTTCTGATTAGTCGCATCTGTTCGAACACTAGCCTTATCTGTTTTGGCATCACTACTGATTTTTGCTTTGTCAGATTTGGCATCGTTTCTGAGCTTGGCAATCTTTGCGGTTCTTTCGGCAACCCGCTTAGATCTCTCAGCCTTGGATAATCCTGATGGAATTTCTATTGCCATCAAACGCTCAATTTCGGCATCCTTTTTATTATCGATTCGTTCCTTCTCGCTAGATGATTCCTTTTCGATTTCTTCCAAATCAGAATCTTTGTCAGTATCGATGCTTTTCTTCCTATCGGAAGCATTTTGGGTTAAGGCCTCATTTAGTTCTTTCAAACGAGAAGATATCTGTTCCTTCGTTGCTTCTGCTTTTTCACGAAGTTCCGTAATCTTCTGATCTCGCTTCTCCTGCTCTTCTTTGACCTTTGCAGCCTTTTCAGATTTGATATTATTTTTTGTATAGGACCAAATCTTCTTTCCCTCATCATTCAGTGATGTAGTAGAACGACCTTTCAACTCCCTGGTGCGCATATAGTATTCATGCGCTTTCTCAGGATCGTAGTAGGGCGATGCATAATGTCTAAGAACCGCTACTTTAAGTTCATCCATTAAGAATCATCTCCCTCCTCACTATCGCCAGATGTATAATTGCCGATGATGTTATCAATCTGCGCAGAAATACTGTCAAGAACTTCATTAACCAGAGCATCATAATCATCGGTGCTGGAGTCTGTTTCATTGCCATTTGTCACATCCGTTACGGAACCACCAGGCTCGCTTAAATTGCTGTTTCTCAATTCATCAGCCTTAGGATCAGCAGATGGCTTCCAACCAATTACCTGTCTAATTTCATTTGATGTAGCGATTTCATTTCTGGTAAATTTATCAGAAATTTCAGCAAGATCGGCTACCGGCACAAGCTTGAATGGATCTCGGAAGAACATGATTGACTTGTTCTGAGATCTAGCAGTCTTCGTCAAGAATTTTCGTTTCATTTCATCTACGATTGCAGATATAATGGGCTCGATTGTCCGATTGTAATAATTCAGCATAGTCTTCTCGTCTGCGGTACCATCTAAGATGCTCTGAGTGATTCCTAACTGGCTGTAAAGCATACTCGTTAAGTATTCAATCTGCTTCATTAGATTGTTTTCCAAAGAACGATTCAACTGCGTGATTTTCTCTGTCCCATCAGTATAGGCAATACCATACTTAGAACCGGACAACTGTCGCTCAATATCTTTACGTCGCTGCTCTGCCTGCTGACGTCTTGCCTCAGACTTAATTACGTATGGAAGCTGAATAATCAAATCCAACTTTCCAGAACTGCTCTGCTCATCAACCGCATCCAACAAATTCAATTTTCGAATAAGCCTTTGCATCGTTGAGTTTGGCTCATTGATAACCGCATACAATGGATTTTCTACGATAGCAACTGTATCCTTCGGAACTATGATTTCCTGTTTTCGTCCAGTATTTTCGTTATATACTTCAACACGTACATGACGAGGGTACCAATCTCGAATACGACCAACTCGCATTGAAAGAATCTGATATCCCTTGGTATCGTCTGGATCGTCATCCGTATCCACCGGAACGATTGCCACACAGCCTTCATCCATCATGGACATAACAACATCTTGGATAAATGCCCTACCAGTCTGATCAATATTGGCTTCCAACGACAAACATTCGTTTAAACCGCTTTTTATAACATTTAAAAACCGCCCTTCATCATCCAACTGAACATGCTGAATGTTGATGGCGGCTACGTCTAAAGCGATTCTATTGTATACGGACGTGACTATTGATCTTTCGTTTCCTCTGGTAAGTCGAAAACGATCAGGACGATATGAATAACCCGAACCGATATTCTGGGACATCATGGTAGGGGCTCTATTGCGAAAGGCATTCCAGGCATTTTTAAACCTAAAACTTAATGATAAATCCATTTTGAATTCTCACCTCCTAAAAATGGGAACAAAAAAAAAGACCCCTTTTCTTAAGAGGTCCCCAGCACTTTTACACCGGTATTTTGTTTAGTATGGATTCACATATGATTCCATTATTATCAGGATTGTAATGCTCATCCAAACACTTCAATGTCAGAAAATTCCCAACCTTTTCTTCTATGTCTGCCCAACGATTATCGTCTTCAGATAAACTATTAAAATCACAGTCCAATCCAAGCGACCGCATAAGGTCTATTTCTTCTTCACTGAACATATGCTCATCCTTTCTTTAAATATTTACGCTTTGTTCTGCTTCCTGTACACCAAGTAGTTGTTATGGTTCCATTTTCAGGATTCACTGCTACTGTCGCAGATTTCCCTATAAACTGCTGACTTGGTCGTCCAAGGTTATCAGTTTTTGTTTTAATGCTACCATGATTCAACGGATTTTTCAATGCATCCAAAATTCCGTCAACCGTTACTGGTCTCGAATCGGTTTGTGTTCGATCAAGGGCATGATCTGAAAAACGTGTAACCAGTATTCCGTTTGAAGCTTTTACAGGTGTTCGCAACTTGTTATTCATCCTTGCCTGGATAGAGCTTCTGTCATGAGCTAATTGTTCTTTCGTCCTCCGAACTCCCCATTTCATACCCTTTATTCCATAATGCATCAAGTTATCATTTGATTTGATATGAGCTATTTTTCTGATGGTGCAGGGTCGTAATACAGAAGAGCAATCAATTAACTTTGCTATTGGCATCTTTATACCCCCTACTCGAATGCTTCCCGATTCGCCTTGAATGCAATGTACGCATCCATCATTGCTGCGACGGCATCGATTTTTTGCTCATACCTCTTTTTCAGCAATTTACGGTTTCCGTTAGTATCTTCCAGAGTAATGCAGTTTCCCATAGCAAATGTCATCAGATCTTCATCAAACAGAAGCATTCTCTCTTCAGAAAGTTTCTTCAATTCTCCAAGAGGAACAGATTCCGTCTTTGCGCCCTGGATAACTTTCTCAATTCCGAATGGCCCATTTTCACTTGCCCAACGCTCAACAAATTCTTTTGCATTGTATGGATCGTATCCAAAGCATCGAACATCGTAACCGCATTCTATGATATGGTTATCCAGATCCTCATACACATCGGTCATATCAAGAACTGTTCCTTCCATCACAATAAGACTACCTTCTTTCATAAACTGATCATATTTAATTCTCATCGCGGCTGGGAGTTTCATAAGAGTTGATGACGTAATATAGTTTCTGGTTTTCACACCGAACGATCCATTTGCCAATGGGAATAGAAATGTAAACGCGCAGAAATCATCACCTTGGGATAGATCGGCTCCTAAAGAACATGGCATCTGCCAATAATCTCGATGGCGATGTGGAAGAGTTTCTTCATATGTAAAGTAATAGGTGTATCCCTCCATAGGAAGTCCGAATCGCTTAGCCAAAATATCGTTTCGGGCTGCCGGCGCCTTTTCTGCTCTCTCAACGTCCAGCTGATATGTTTCATAAGAAACAGTCTTTCCAAGGTTCGGATTTGCTTTCAACCATTTATCCGGATCGGCAACTTCGTCAATAGAATCCAGCTTATACCACCAAATCGATACGTGCGGATTGACATAATCCCCTTTTAGAATGTCCATCAATTCCATTTTGATTGTATCGCCTGCACCGTTACGGACAGTACCCTCTGAACTGATTGCAACGATAAGGTAGTCGTTGACCTTAGATGCACCCTGTTCGATTGCTCCGATTACATCTTCTCGAATGTCTCCAGAAAGCCACTCGTCAACCGTCGCCACTTTAAGCTGAAGTCCCTGAAGTTTGTCGATTCTCATTGGACGAATTTCAAGAAGCGATCCAGTAAGGAAGTTTTCAATTCCTTTCTTAGTGGATGCCAATTTCATTCTATTCGCCTTTGATCCTGTCGTGTTCTGCAACGATCCTTCTGTGAGGAACTTATAGAAAGGTCCTCTTGATCTGGTAATAGCGGTTCGAATCGGGGACAACACCTCTTCTGCCTGCTTCATCGTCGGAGCTGTGGTTATCTGATGCGTCGTTGTGACATCAACATTTAAGAAGAAATTCTGCAAGCATGAACCATACATTGACTTTGCAGCGCCTCTGGCCACTATGAGAT